CGCACTATCAGCGATCTTTGCTGTAGTAACAGCATTATCAGCAATATCAGCGGTAACTACAGCAAGACCTTGGATCGTCCATTCGTTAGTGTCACGTTTACGCAGTACGATTGATTGGTATTGGCGAATAGTTCCTGTTAGATTTCGTAGGGTTACGCCTGAAGCCGCTACAGGAGTGATCTCACCAGATCCAATATTATAAATATAGATTACTGATCCGATAGGAAAAGCTGTCGTATCGTTTGTAGGAACCGTTAGATCTCGTGCTGTAGAACTATTAAAAGTTACGACACGACCTAAATCGGTCAACGCTAATTGATAGTTAGTAGTGTTAGCCGTAGTTTCGTTTAGTAGAAGTGGTGACAGTTCAACGGTAGAAGCTCCGTTTTTAACAAAGAAGCGATCAGAATTAAAGTTAACGACGGTGCCTAGATCGCCAGCGGAGTTTCTGACGATAGGTAATCCATTGCTAGAATACAAAACAAAACCATTAGTAGGATTTGTAGTTGGTTCAGTACTAGCATTGGTTAATCCTAATACACCACTACCGCCACCAAATTGAGGCGCTGTATTATTAAGTTGTAAACCTTGTTCTGCTACAACGTTATTATCGAATACGACGTTACCTGTGAACGTTTTAGTGCCACCAATACTTTGATTTGATGTGTTGTTGACGTAACCATTTAGATCGCTATAAACTTGAGTTTCTAGAGCATCTACAGCGTCTAGTGCTGCTTGGTTAACGAAGTCAAACAGATCTTCTGCTGTGGTCCGTTTAAGTACGTCGTTTTGGGCAATAATCAAGGTATCAGTTATACCGATACTAGCGACAATATCAAGGTCTGATACCTGACGTAGAATTACGTTATCTCTACTTAGAATTTGTTCAGTCATCGTAGTAAAACCTATACAGTAAAAGCGTCAGTGTGGTCAGAAGAAAGAAGAACGAAATTATCTTGATTTAGGAATCCAAGCACTTCGTAGGTGATAAAGAAGTCAGACGAATAAACGACCTCTTTGGAGCACCAGCAAGGTCCAAATAAATAATCCAGTTTTTTGGTTAGGACTTCTTTAGGAGTGGCGTAATATTCGTAGGGTAAAATTATTTTATAGTCCCAAGAAATTGTTCCTAAAGGATCTCCCACTACGTTTCGTCCGACAATAAAACTTTGACCTTCTTGGATAATATGTTTAATGTCAAAAGCGTTCAGTACAAAACTTAATACCAAACTTGTACCTTTTTTAGGCCATATCAAACTAAAGGCGTTATTTAGCAACGATCGTTTTGTGTTAACGTTCCAAGTCGTACTCCAATATTGATCAGTAAATCCAAACATAGGTGCTAGAAAATCCAATATAATTGGATCGCACGTAAGAGGATTTAATTGTCTTGGATAATCGTCAATTTTATCTCTAATTTCAACAAGAGTGCGATCAAATGGTGCCATCAGCCATTGAGAGATCTCGTTATCAGTGTAACCACCATTTATTCCTGGTAGTAAACCTGAAGCTGGCTTGTTGTCGATATACCATCTTTTATAGACTTCAGTTGTCATAACCAACCTCAAAGATTATCAAGATCTCCACGTCCTAATTCAAATACGTTACCTAAACCGTCTGATAGTTTAATATTCAAACTACGATATTGGACAATCGAGTAAGCGTTATCGGGCTCAATATTGTTAGGCAAATCGTTTAGCAATATATAATCGATAAACTGAATACCTTCTACAAAACGTAATTGGTGTCGTACTTCTTCGATATGAAGAGTTTCGCCAGGTCTAAAAGACCTTGGAGATAGGTAAGATTTGATCGATTTTTCCAAATTATCAGCTATCGTGGCGGCAGGTATAGCACCATCTATTCTAGCTGTAATATAAATATCGACGGGTGAAACTTCCATTGCAGAAACGTACAGCGTAGTACCTAATAAAATGTTAGGTTGTAAAGCTGATTGAACGCTATTTAATAATCCGATACCTGCTGGTACACCTTCTGTAGACAAACAAAATAGATGGATAGCGCCAGGTTTTTTTGTAATTTTATCAGGGCCTAATAGACCGATACATTTAGCAGCACTACCAACACCCATAACTGTAACAGCGGCTTGTTCAAAATCTAATTCAGATACTAGATTTCTTATACGAACTTCTCTAAAGCCTCTATTGATCGCATCTTCGATAGGTTCAGCGTCACCACCACCTGAAGCAGGAGAAGTGTTAATAACACTAGCTAAGAAAGCTAAAGGTTGGGTGATACGAGAAATAGAAAAAGCTGGTAAGTTATATTCGGCTCCTGTCTTTTCAGCTTCAACGTCTACTACACCGTTGATAAAACCGGCAGGTATAGTTAAAACATTTTTAGTAAAGAATCGTAGATTATTAGAAATAGAAACGATTTCAAATCCAGCGGGTATTTGATAGGGTATATTACGTGGTGAACTTAACGTAAAAGTGACACTAGCAACAGCTTTTGTAGCGGGTGTTCTAGTCACACCAGCAGACGCTAGAAACGTTAATAAAAGAGAGAGAGGTAGTTTATTCGTTCTATATAAAAACTCTGCTTGAGCGAACGACAACGCTCTTACAAGGACTCCTAATGGATTACCATCGGTAAAATCGTTTAATTGATTATTGGATAAAAATCGAATAAGATCCTGAGCTTGAGAAGAGATCGTTTCTTCTGAACGATCGTCGATTAACGGGATATACGCTTCAATTTTACTGGTATCAATCTCAGCCATTAGGTCCACCTATAAACGTATAATTTTGTGTCTTCAGAACCTCTATAAGAATAGAAAATATTTAGAGATTCCAAATCGTTAACGACGTTAATATCAACATCTGGTATTGCCGCTTGTAAACGTTCTTTTAAGTTTACAAAAGTAGTAGTCGTTCTTGTATCGAATAAACCAGGATTAAAACCGTAAGAACTCCGCATAGGATTTTCCAACGGATAAGTATCTAAATAATGTCGGATCGCACTCTGAGCCCAATCGTCATCCTTAACTACTTTTAGATTACCGTTCTCTATTTCAAAAGGATATTTAACACCAGTTATCATTGAGATTACCATCCTTTACCAGTTAGAACATCACCTCTACTATCAGGGGCTCCTACAGTTGCGATCTGTTGACCATTGATCGCAACGGAAGAACCTGTTATAGAAACGTTACCTGTAATATTAATAGTAGGGGCTGTAAGCGTCACAGTTGATGGACTTTGTACTGATACACTACCATTAGTATTAACGGTTATAACGCCTCCTGATGCTGTTTGTAGCGTTATAGTGCGATCTGCTGTAATAGTATAACTACCATCAAGGTTATACATAAAATCCTCAACCACATTATTTTTGTTTAGTGGAGGATTTGTATCATTTACGCAATACAAATAGAAGGCGTTCGTATCTACACCATCAATACATAAAACTAAAACAGTTTGTCCTATCTTTGGTAAGGGTTCATCTTTTCCTTGTGTTGTATCTAATCGTCTTATCCAATGAGTTTCTAATTGTGGATTAGCAGGATTAACAACTTTGATACGTCTACGATTATCAGGATCATTATTGTTAGAAACGATCGCTAAATACGGAGCTATATTACGCCCTATCAAACTATTAGCAAACTTAGCCGTATCTTGTAATTCTGTTAACCTAGAAAGAAAACTCATTTGATAAACTGTAATGGATCTTTCGCGACACCATTCAACCTTAATTCGTGATGCAAGTGGGGGCCTGACGAGTCACCAGTATTACCTGTACGTCCTATTAATTGACCTTGAGACACGGTTTGACCTTGGCTTACTTCTACTTCACTTAAGTGAGCATAACGGGTCTCAAATCCGCCAGGATGTGTGATATAGACAACGTTACCGTATCGACCTCCACAAGAGCGATCGCCTACTTTACAACCTGTAACTACTTGACTGACTACGCCTCCTGCTGAAGCAAAACAATTTTCTCCGGTAGGGGTGCCAATATCAATACCTTTATGAGTACCAGAAGATCTAGGACCAAAAGGTGATGTTATAAGTCTAGTTTTGGTAGGAAATATAAAACCATTAGGATTCTTTTGATCGCTTTGAGCTGTGTCTATAGAACCGTTTTGAGTTGGATATTTATTACGCAAAGGACTATATACAGTGCCCGTAGTTTTCCAACCTGAAGATGCTGACAGAGTATGGGAAACTTCTTCGATAACCCACACACGATCTAAGAATTCAGTAATACCTTCTGTTAATAGTACGTCGTCTGGTGTTAGTTTAAGAATTTCGCTTGTAGTAGGAGTCTCAAAAGTAGCTACAATACCTTTTACTCGTTGTTCGTTAGCTTTACGATTACTATCGGCTAAATCAGATACACCATCAGTAAGAGGTTTAATACTGGCTAAATTTACACCTATTGTAGAAGCTGTATTTTGAGAGCCTAAGGTTTCGCTTTTTGTGGTCTCTTCTTGTACTAATAAACCTGTATCAGGATCAATATTATATTTTTTAACACCTGTAGACGTTAAATCACCAGGTTCAGCACTACGAGCACCTTGAGTAGAATTAGCCTTGTGCGATACAGAAAAATTAGTTAGGTTTTCACCTAATTTTAATCTCCACACAGGAAGATCCACTAACATCTCAGATCTCGCTTTTATCTGAATCTTATTATCGCCTACATTCTTAATAATAAGACCAATACGATCGCACTCTCTTGTTAATAACTCCCAATCTGTTTCGGCTTTCTGTTGTATATAAACATACTTCGGTCCCTCTACAGTCATATCCACAGTTAAACCGTAGTTGGACGAAATCTTCTCAGCTAACTCTTTTAACGTGATGTTAATATACGCTGAATTTTTCTTCGACTGGTGTAATACAAAAGCAGCAGCCGTACCGTCAAATTTAAGTATACTATTGTCATAAAGGTCATATTGTATACCTGTATGGATGAAACTATACCCAACTGAAGGTTTATTATCGAATCCCAAAAAAATTGTGATTTGTTGCCCAGCTAAGGTGGCTTCACGTTCTACTGATACGGGTGTAGTGTTGATC